ATGAAAACAGTAGAGAAAATTAAAGAGTTGATGAGGAATGCGAGCAATATAAGAGTATTGTTCAACACTAAAATCCCTGATTGGGCTAAGAACAAATCTTATTATGATAAAACAGGAGCTGGGTTTAATTTAGACAGCAGATTTGCTGCATGTGCTTCTATAAGCATCCATTTCGACAGTTGGATGGGTATCTATGGGAATAGTGGTTGTAGTAGCCAATGTGATCTTGATAAGGATATATTTGGCCATCATCTGTTAAAGTATTTGAATGCTAACAAGCAGACTATTATGCTGGCTATAGCTGACCAGATAGAGAAGGAAGCAGGAGAGCTTAAAGCTAAAGCTCAGGAAGAACTTAAAAAAGCCATGGATGAACTAGAATCAGTAGATAAACAAGAAAAACAATAACAACATGGAACTAAAACTTGGACATTTAATGATTTACATGCCCCATAAACTACATGTTATGTGGCAAGACCTCGCTTGTGAGGTAGAAGGAGTTGACTTTCATTTCCCTGACACTATTATAGTGGAGAGATGTAATGTGAAAGTATCTGAAGTTAAACCTATTCTTAGACCTCTCTCAGAGTATAAGAATTTTAAAGACATCATGTCTGAACTTTCTATCTGGGAGTCACAGCATATTGATGTGGGATTAGACTTTATGGGCTTTGTAAACTATAGAGCTATTGATCTTATGATTAAGCATCATATTGATGTCTTCAGGCTAATATATAGTGGTGCTGCAATTAATATTAACACAATTAAATCTAAAGAAGATGGACAGACAGCAAATCTTAGAGAAGAACCAGCATCTGAGAACTAAGTGCTTGGTTTACACCAGGGTTATGGGATACCATAGACCTGTGGAAAGCTTTAATCTTGGTAAGAAAGGTGAGCATAGACAACGTACTCACTTCCTGGAAACAAAAACAGGTATATGAAGGATGAGAGAAACTTTGGGGCTCGCTTCGCAGATATTATAACTGAGAAGATGGGTAGTTGGAAATTCGTAATCTACCAGGCAATATTTACTGTTGTCTGGATGATTGCGAATGCTGTTGGTTTTATATATGAGTGGGATGTTTACCCATTTATATTTCTGAACTTATTATTTTCTACACAAGCAGCCTTTGCTGGACCAATCATTATGATGTCACAGAACAGACAGAATGAGATGGACAGAGCTAAGGCTGCAGAGAATGCAAAGGTTGCTCTTGAATCTAAAGAAGAGATAGAGAACCTATTGCAGAAGCTAATAGAGATAGAAGATAAGAAACTGGACAAAATCATAGGTAAACTTGAGATTGAGTACAAACCACCCACTGTTGATGAAGCAGTGCTGGTGGAGATAGCTATTAAATTTCAGGAGATGAACAAGTTCAATGGTGCCTTCAGAGCTGATGCAACAAGCTTTGTACGTGGTGCTGAATGGCAGTCCAGAAGATTTATTGAGCAGTTAGAGCTGTTACATATAACTATGATACTGGATCAACCTGGTGTTATCTATGAAGACTATATGCTCAAGGAAGATATGCGTAGAGTAGAAGAGATGTTAATACAACTTAAAGAGAAAGACGATGAGCGAGGAGCTTAAAAAAATAGGAGAAGAAAGGCTTGCTACCACAATAAACAATCCTTTCGAGAAAGAAAGTATAACCAATGTGTTCGTTAACATGTCCAAGCTAGAGAGAAGAGGGAAACCTTACTGGTATTGCTATGGATTTGTTGAGTTCACAAAGGGAAATACTACAGGTAAGCAAAGATTCGATGGAGAAACTTTCGATGAGGTATTAGTAAAGATTAGAAATTTTATAAACGAGGAGCTATGAGTGTCTTTGATAAATTTATTAGTTGGTTCCAAGGTATGGGAGGCAGAGTTCCTTCCAACATGGAAGAAGTATTTAATGATAGGTATGTCTATGATGTCAAGCCTATCAGCTCTTTCATAGGTAGAGAGGAGTATATTAAGAGAAAATATAATCATAGATTTAAACATCGTGCACCAGACTTAGAACAGTATCCAGACGTGAATAAAATAAAATTTGAAAAGAAATGAGAAAAGGAAAGAGCCCTAACAAAGAGAAAGCACCCTACATAGGAGTAAGTTGGGTGACAATGCAACAAAGATTTTTGGCCAGTGTTACCTGTGATGGTAAGTATTACCATTGTGGGTTCCACAAGACAGCAATAGAAGCTGCTAAAGCTAGAGACAGGAAGATAATGGCTCTTAATTTAAACGTACCATTACAAATATTTAAAAAAATAGAAAAACTAGAAAAAGAACTGATATGAAAACAGAAAACAATCAACAAGAGAACAACAACGAAGAAAACACTTACTTAGTAGAAGGAGAATTCGCCTTCAAAAGTTACCATCCAGAGGAACTAAAACCTGGTATGCATTTCCTATCTTCTATCAAGGTAGGTGTTTTGGAACCTGAACATTTATTCTTTACGCTTGAACATGTTCCTGAAGATGAAGACTTATTCATGAGTCTTTATGGAGCACCTGTACACGTATTTATAATGTCAGCAGATGAGGAGATGGAAACCTATGCTGAACCAAAGCAGATTGGATGGTTCAATAGCCCAGACAGTGAGGTCTTACTTCCTATTACAGATAGGGAGATGAATATAATCCTTAATGAGCATGATGGATATCTTGATGTTGAATGTGATGAGACAGGAGACATCATTCTGTATGAAGGAAAAGTAATAATTTCATATTTATCAGAAGATGAAGAAGAAGATACAGAGGTATAAGGCTACCTATAGAGATAAGAAGGGAATGGTATGGACTGAATCTGATGCTGTAATAGAATACCCTGGATATATACTTAGAACATCAGACAACGCTATTTTGGGATTAGGTTCTCCTATAGGTGCAGCTGTTGCTAGAAATATTCCAGGCAAATACTTAATGGTAGTAGCAGCCTCTTCCACATTAGGATTAATTGGTGTACCTACTCACAATCAGTATAAAACCTATAAGGTAAGTCTGATACTGCCTCTGCTTGAGGCAATTAGGGTAAAAAAGGAGCAAGAAGATTGGTCAAATTCCTTATTAAACACTAACTTTATACCTATCTTTTGGAGATAGATTAACTTAAAATCAACTACATATGAATTATATAGTTACAAAAAACCCAGATTTCTTTAGGAAAATTGGGGAGTACAACTATTGTACTCTCGAAGACATGATATTACCAGATAAGATAGCAATAGATACAGAGACAACAGGACTAGAAGCAAGAAAAGAAGAGATATTTTGTACACAAATTGGAACAGGGGAGAACAACTATTTAATTGATATGTATGTTGGGAGTGATCATTATACCTTTCAGGAGCTTATCCCATATATAGATGGGAAGCTCCTGGTGGGTCATAATATAATGTTTGACCTTGGTTTCTTCTATAAATATGACTTCTGGCCCAGAAATGTACGTGACACTATGCTTGCAACCAAAGTGTTATACAATGGACAGATAGAAACATATATCAATAAATATGGTAATGAAGTTACTTCTCCATACAGAGCAGATTTTGGAGCTGTAATGGAAAGAGAACTTGGTGTTGTCTATGATAAGACAGAGCAGAAGAACATTCACATTGTTAAGTTATCTCAGCAGAGTACCATAGAATATTCCTTCAATGATGTGGATAGACTGTTAGAGCTGGAGACAGCCATGTTAGCTAAGATTAAAGTGGGAGGATTTCTTCCTACTTATCAGCTACACTGCAGATATGCACCAGCCCTTGCCTATATGGAACAGTGTGGTTTGCCTATCTGTAGTATAGAATGGAAGTGTAAGATGAGTCAGGATATATCCAATGCTGCTAAGTCTAAAGAGATAGTTGAAGACTATATCTTTGAGCATCTTCCTCAGTATGCAGACAGACAATATGATATGTTTGATACTGTGAAGAGGATAACTGTTTCAGTTAACTCTCCTAAGCAGATGCTGAAAGTCTTCAATGCCTTTGGTATACCAACTAAAGATAAGTATGACAAAGACAGTATCAATGAGGAAGTGATAAGCAAGAGCAAGCATGAATTTGTGAAGCTATGGCTTAACTATCAGAATGCTAATCACAGAGTAACAACTTTTGGTGACACTATATATCAGAAGATAGAGAATGAGCGTATCTATACCAATTTTAATCCAATGGTAGATACAGCCAGACTCTCAACCAGACGAGGGGAGATTAATTTCTTAAATTTTCCTGCAGATAAGCAAACAAGATATTGCTTTAAGGCCAATGAGGGCAACGTTATGGTAGTATGTGACTATAGTGGCCAAGAGACTGTGATAGCAGCTGACTTAAGTGGAGATGAGGCTATGACCAAATCTGTTAATGAAGGTGCTGATTTGCACTGTCTCTTAGCCAGAGTACTATACCCTGAGCTTGAGGACTTGACAGATGAGGAAATAGTGAGGGATCATAAGGATAAACGACAAGCATCCAAAGCTCCAAGGTTTGCCTTTCAGTATGGTGGTAATGCATTCACCATACATACTAAGGAAGGGATACCAATGAAAAGAGCCCAGGAAATAGAAGATGGATTCAAAAACCTACATGCTGGCCTGTATGCTTGGGGAGATAAGGTTCTCTTCCAGGCCATCAAGGTAGGTTATATAGATAGCGTAGATGGTTGGAAGCTAGCACTTCCTTTCTTTGATGAATTCAAAGAGCTGAAGGCTAAGGTTGATGCTATCACTCGTGAAGAATGGACAAAATATAAAATAGGAAAATTAGACTACAAAAAACAACAGGATGAAAAAGACAAAGGAAGAAAGTATGAACTACAATTTCCAGCAAGCGTTGAACTTTATAAAGAGAAGAAGAAATTCGTCTCTCAGTACTTCAAGCTACGTTCAGAATACTTACGATTGTGCCTTAATAACCCAGTCCAGACCAGAGGTGCGCACCAAATCAAGCTCGCTGGATGTCTTCTATTCGAGTGGATTGTAGATAACAATCTACAGTGGAAAGTGCTGCTGTGCAATTCTGTTCATGATGAACTTGTTGTTGAATGTAAGGAATACTATGAGCTCCTTGTAAGAGACAATGTTGAGAAAGCAATGCTTGAAGCAGGGAATCATTATCTGACAAATTTAGTAATCAAAGCTGATGCCTCTATAGGAGAAAGTTGGGGAGCAGCTAAATAATCAACGCCATGAGAAGTCTTACTACACTTTACAAAATTGCCTATGGTAGAATCATGTGGGCAAAGGATGGTGATTACAGAGGTATGTGCCATCTAATTGATACATTAGAACGTGACAAACTAATAACTCTTGATGAGTGGATTAAACTTAGGGAGAATCTACTTAAGAATAGACCCACAGAATGGTTGCATCTAGAATTCGCAGCACTAGATTGTTACGACTGGGATGATGGAGACTATTGGTTTCCACCAGGAGAAATGGAAGTGAGGAAAAGATTTCTACATAAGATGATTAACTACAGTAGACCATGGTATGTTAAACTATATTTATTATGGAAAGACCAACTAAAGTAACTAGAGAAAACATCACCAGACATCTCATAGAGTATGAGCTGGCGATGGTTGGTAAGACAATGATGGATACCCTGGATGATGACAGATGGTATTTCAACATTACAATGACCCCTGAGCAGTACGTGGAGTTCAAGAAGTACGCCATTAGACTGATTAAGAAAGTTTTTAAGTGTAATACTGGAAGAGCAACAGACACATTCCAGTGGTTTAATTTAGCATTTGGATTAAGAGTAAAAGGATGAAACAAGTAGTAGACCAGGTAAGAATGTCGTTTTATAACGAGCACAAGTCAATAATACAATTCTTCATAAGAAAGAAGCTTAGAGCTCTCCTTGGTAAGGAGGTTGTGTTTGACAGGAAGAAGCTCATAATAAAGAAACCTGGATTAGACAGCAAAAAAATTAAAGAGATAAACACCAGCTATATATCTTTCCACGTAGAGTTAGAAGATCTCAAGGAGATGTTGGGTTTATATGATGTGGTACAAACAGACACAGACACATTCATTTTAAAAAAAGTAAAAGATGCCTAAAGACAATCCAAGTTTCGTGGACCAGTATGACTGGGAACTCGAAAGTAGAAGACATGAGTACAACATGGAATCTGATCAGTATCTAGAGGATAATGAAAGACTTCCAGCTAAGATTTTAGTAAAAATTAAATCTAAGAAAAATGATAATCAAACTAACAAAGGAGCACTTCGAGGAACTGGTAAAAAAAGGCTTCAGCCTTGACCATATCTTTCTCTTAATGCTAATTAAAGAGGGCCATGATGTGGCTCTCTTTGTTCAGGACAACATGAAGCTGGAAGCTATGCTTCAGAGCTTGATTAGAAAAGGTCTGGTTACTGATGAGAACAAGATAACTATTCTTGGAGATGAGTTACTGGAATTTATGACAACTAAAATAGCTGCACCTATAGTAAGAAAGAAACCCTCTACTAAAGAGTTTGATGACTGGTGGGAAGCCTTTCCCAGTACTGATCAATTTGAATATAAGGGGCGTATCTTTACTGGTAGTAGGGGTATGCGTGTTCAAAAAGAAAAATGTAAACTAAAGTTCAATGCTATACTAAATGAGGGTAAGTATTCTGCCAAGCAGATTACTGAGGCTACAAAGTATGTGGTAGTTCTGAAGAAAGAAGCTTCTCTGAAGAAGAAATCTAATGAGCTCACGTATCTACAGAACAGTTATACTTTCTTAGATGGGGGATACTTTGTACCCTTCATAGCTTTAGCTGAACAAGGACTACCAAAAACAGAAGAACAAACAACAATAGGAGGAGGGACAGATATATGAAGCCACTGAATCAAGTAAGCTTTGATTTTGACAGTACTCTATCTCGTAAGGATGTTCAGGATTATGCAAAGTCTCTCATTGATAAAGGATATGAGGGATGGATACTAACCTCAAGATTTGAGGATTGTAGTAGATACAATAACCCCAGAATATCAAAGGGGTGTAATGATGATTTGTATAGAGTTGCACTAAGAGTGGGTATTCCTAAGGAAAGAATTATATTTGCTAACATGGAGGACAAATGGAAAGTTATTAAGGAAAGAAAGGATTACAATCCTATATTCCATCTTGATGATGATTACATAGAACTAAATGGTATCAACAGAAATACTCCTACAGCTGGGATAGATGTCATATCAAGCACGTATAAAAAGAAATGTAATAAATTATTAGAGACATGAAAAGAATTTGGCATTTTAGCGACACACACACATATCATGAGCTCCTAACAGTTCCTGCAGATATAGATCTTGCAATCTTTTCTGGAGACTGTAGTAATCCTAAGAACCCTTATGAAAATGAGCTACAGGTATGGGACTTTATTAACTGGTTTGGTATGTTAGAGATACCATATAAGATATTTGTAGCTGGTAATCATGATGTCTCAATTGAGAGAGGCTTGATTAAGAAGGAAGACTTTGAGTCTGCAGGTATTATCTATCTTGAGAATGACTATATCACTATAGAAGGTATCAAGATATTTGGTAGTCCTAATCAACCTACCTTTGGTAAGGGATGGGCATTCAATAAGGCTCGTAATAATCTTGATGCACATTGGAAATTAGTGGATGATGATGTAGATATCTTCATCTCCCATGGTCCACCTAAGAACATCCTGGATGCATCTTATGGACAATATGGTACTAAGCTGGAACATTGTGGATGTACAGCTTTGAGAAGACATATCTTAGGGAGAATTAAACCTAAGTTGTGCCTGTTTGGTCATCTTCATAACAATGAGGATCTTATTAATGCTGGAGTTGTAAAGTATGCAGCATATATCACAACCTTCAGTAATGGAAGCGTGGTGACAGATAAGAAGTTTGGTGTAGTAACAAGTCATGGTAATATTTTAGAAATATGAGCAGAACATTTAAAAAACCTTATCAAAAATCAAGGAGATTTGATAAGACCTGCAGATGTCATGGGGGCTGTCCTTGGTGCTTAGGCAACAGGATGCATGGCCATGCTAAGAGAATTCTTAAAGTAAGACAACAAATGTTTGAAAATGAGCTTCGAGGATTTACGAGAGGAAGTAAAAAAGGGGCTTGAAGGTAGAAATGGTGGTATACCTATGGGTTTTAACAGACTCAATCATTATGTGGGAATCAGGAGAAGAATGTATTATCTTATAGGAGGACTGACTGGAAGTGGAAAGACTTCCTTTATAGATGATGCATTCATTCTCAATCCTGTAGACTGGTATATAGCACAGAGGGGTAAAACAAATATCAAACTCAAAATCATCTATCGTTCAATGGAAAGAAGCAGAGTTTACAAGATTGCTAAATGGGTATCCAGAAAGATTTTCTTGGACCATGGAAGAAGCATACCTGTAGCAAAGCTTCTTGGTTGGAATGATAAAATGGATGATGAAGAGTTTGAATTATTTGAATCCTATGCTGGGTATATTGAAGAACTGGAGAAAATTGTTACCATTATTGATGGTCCAGAAAACCCTGTAGGTATTGCCAAAGATCTAAAAGAGTACGCCCTTGAAAATGGTGAGATAGAACAGATTGATAAGTATAACAAGAGGTATGTGCCTCACGATGAAAATACCATCACTCTGGTTGTTATTGACCATATTGGTTTGTTGAAAGCAATCAAGGATTATCCTAATAAAAAAGCGCTCATTGACAAGATGTCAGATGAGCTTCGCTATGCGAGAGACTTTTATGGGTTTAGTCCTGTGGTTGTGAGTCAA